GTGCTATGGGCCGCCGCCAAGACCAAATGGTCCTTGATGCTCTCGCAAATTCAAGCACTAGCTTGACAGTTGCAAACAGCATTGGTGGTGCAACTACCAACATGAACATTGCCAAGCTCCGCGAAGCAAAACGCCTGTTGGACAAAAACAACGTAGCGCCAGATGGCCGCAACATTGTTATCCACGCTAACGGCTTGGCCAACTTGTTGTCAGAGACAAGCGTAACGAGCTCAGACTTCAACAGCGTTAAAGCGCTGGTGCAGGGTGAGATCAATACCTACTTGGGCTTCACATTCCATGTGCTGGGTGATCGTTCTGAAGGTGGCTTGGCCATCGACAGTTCTCTTGACCGCGTTTGCTTTGCGTTCCACAAGGATGCAATCGGCTACGGTGAAGGTATTGCCATGCGTACTGAGATCAACTACATCGCCGAGAAGACATCTTGGTTGGTGAATGAAGTCTTCAGTGCTGGTGCTGTTGCCATTGACGCAGAAGGTATCGTTCAGATTACCTGCCGCGAATCTTAATCTAGGAGACTGACATGGCATTTTCAAGCACTGGTTTTGTAACCGTATGCGCTGCTAAATCTGGCAATGCACCATCAATGTATCTGTACAAAACAGCAGATACCCAAGCCACGGTTAACACTGTGAGCTACTTTGACAGCGTTGCATCGTTGTTAAAAGTCGGTGACATTATTTTTGTCTATGACTCTACTACCCCCAGCCTAGTGTTGACTTACGTCAACGCTGTGTCTTCAGCTGGAGTGGTTGACATTGCTGACGGTACAACCGTAAGCGCAACAGATACCGACTAAATCGGGTCTGCTGTAAAGAGGCCAACTTCTGCCATTAGCGGAGGTTGGCCTTTCTCACATTGAGAGGTTCAAATGGCTGCTGGTGACACTGGTGTATCAATCTGCTCTGATGCCTTGCTTCTAATTGGAGCCAAGGCTATTTCGTCATTTAACGATGGCACCGATGAGTCCAGCGTGTGTGACCGACTCTATCCCGATATCAGAGACTCCGTCTTGGTTACATACCCATGGAGCTTTGGCATGAAGAAGGTGCAGCTGGCCCAGCTGATCACCACCCCAAATTCTGTTTGGCGCTATGAGTATCAGCTGCCGGGCGACAAACTAGCTAACCCCCGCGCTGTGTACAACAGCGCCAACCCCGGTAGCCCTGTCCAAAAAGACTGGGAGATCCAAGGCGACAAGCTGCTCACCAACCTGACCAGCGTCTTTATCGACTACCAATTTAGCGTGCCCGAGTACGCCATGCCCCAATACTTTGTGCAGCTGCTTAAATACATGGTGGCTTGGCACATTGCTGAGACCATCACAGAACAGCAGGACAAATCTACCAAGTGGCAGCGTGTGGCCACTGGTGACATCTCTGAAAATGGCCGTGGTGGGTACATGCGTACCGCTATGCAGATTGATGGCCAGAATAACCCGGTCCGAATTATTGAAGATTACAGCCTTATCGCAGTGAGAAACTGATGCCACGCTTTGTAGAATTCACCACCAACTTTGCTACAGGGGAGCTCGATCCCTTGCTACGTGCGCGGGTTGATCTGGCTGCCTACAATAATGCTTTGGCCAAGGCCACCAACGTACTGATCCAGCCCCAAGGCGGTCTGCGCCGTAGGCCCGGCACCAAGCACATCTTTGAGCTGCCAAACAGCAGCACCCCAAGCGCAGCCAATGGCGTGCGTCTGGTATCGTTCCAATTCTCTGTGTCTGACAGCTACATGTTGTGCTTCACCCACAACCGCATGCATGTCATCAAGAATGGCGTGGTGCAGGCCAACATCAACGGCACCGGGAACAGCTACCTGACAACCACCATTGCCAGCGATATTGTGGATGACATGTGCTGGGTCCAGTCTGCCGATACTCTGATTGTTGTCCACCCTGACCTGCAGCCTGTACGCATTACGCGCACAAGCGACACAGCTTGGACCGCAACCACCATCACCTTTGACAGCATTCCCAAGTACGCATTCACCCAGACAATTACAAACCCAGCCGCTACCCTGACACCTAGTGCCGTGTCTGGCAACGTCACACTGACAGCTGGGTCTGCTGTATTTTCAGCTGGCAATGTCAATCAGTACATTAACGTAACTACCCAAGGCCGCGCTCGCATTGTTGAGTACGTTAGCACCACAGTGGTCAAGGCAATCACTGAATACCCCTTCTTTGACACCGCAGCGGTAGCATCGGGGGGTTGGGAGCTTGAGAGTGGTTACGTTGACGTATGGAGCGCTGGCAAAGGCTGGCCACGTACCGTGTCATTCCATGAGGGCCGACTGTACTTTGGTGGCAGCAAGTCCCGCCCATCGACTGTCTGGGGGTCCAAGATCGGACTCTTCTTTGACTTTGTGCCAACCGAGTCTTTGGATGATGACGCGGTAGAGGCCACGCTGGACACCAATGATCTGAACGTGATCACCGACATTATCAGCTCGCGTGACTTTCAGGTGTTTACCACTGGCGGTGAGTTTTATATTCCGCAGACTGGCACAGACCCGGTTACACCGCTGACATTTACATTTAAGAACGTCAGCCGCAATGGCATCAAGCCCGGCACCCGCGTGCAATCGGTGGAGTCTGGCTCGATCTATATTCAGCGCCAAGGCAAGTCTCTTAACGAGTTTATCTTTAGCGACACCCAGCTGACGTACATCACCCAGCGCATCTCCCTGTTATCTGGCCACCTATTGAAGGGACCGCAGCGGGTTGCCTTGCGTAAGGCATCCAGCACAGAAGAGGCAGACCTGCTCTTGATGACAAACACTGACGATGGCAGCATGGGTGTGTTTTCGATCATGCGGTCCCAGCAGGTAACCAGCCCATCAGAATTCACTACCGATGGCCTGTTTATTGATGTTGGTGTAGATGTAAACGCAATCTACGTAGTGACGCAGCGCGTGTTTAATGGGACAACCAGATTCTTTATTGAGCTGTTTGGTTACGAATACTTCACTGACTGCGCGTTTGTTGGTGGTGCCGCAGCCAGCGCCAGCAGCCTGCCTCATGTGGCCAAGGCTTTAAACGTGATCACAGACGGATCTCCGCAAGGCAATGAGACTGTGAGTGGTGGTGGCTCAGTTACGTTTGACCGGGCAAGCACTACCAGCTATGAGGTTGGCCTGCCAATCACGGTGTATGTCAAGACAATGCCTGCAGAGGTAAAGCTGCAGACTGGCAGCCGGGTGTCGTTTAAGAAGCGCATTGTCGAGATCAGCGCTATAGTCAATGAGACCCAGAACCTGATTATCAACAACCAGCCAGTGGCATTCCGCTTGTTTGACAACCCGCTGCTTGATGATCCAGTGCCAGAGTTCACCGGGATCAAGCGCGTCAATGGGGTGCTTGGCTACAGCCGCGAGCAGTCTATTGAGCTGTCCCAAGATCTGCCGCTCAAGATGAACTTGCTTGGCCTAGATTACCGAGTGGCTGTTTTCTCAGGAACATGACATGGCAATAACACCCGGACAAATGACAGCAGGCGCAGGTTTACTTGATGCCTATGCTGCATCTCAAGCACAGCAGGCTCAATCAATTAACACGCAGACAAGCTACCTATTGCAGGCGCGAGATACGCTGGCCGTGGCAGAGGTCCGAGCAGACATGTCTGAGCAGTACGCCACCATTCAAGCTGGCCGTACTATCAAGCGAGCTGAGATTGAAGCGCAGAACTACCAAATCGCTGGCAATACTCTGTTAAAGAACATGCGTGCTACTAATGCGTCTGTACGCGCTAGAGCTGCTGCAAGTGGAGTGGTTGTTGGTGAGGGATCAAACCTTGGCATCCAGCGCGAAAACGTAGCCGCCACCATGCGTGATGTTGGGATCTCTGACCTCAATGCATTGACTGCGCGGGTTATGGGTTTTGAAGACGCAAGTGCCATGCGTCAATCTACTGAGTACCAAAACTACTTAAATACATTTACAGCTCAACGTCAGGCTGGCCAATACACACAGGCTGCTAGTGCTTCCAGAATGACTGGCGGCTTGTTGGCCAATGCAACCTTGGCCAAGGCTGTACCTACATTTTTGAAGGCTATGTAATGGCAACACGAATTGAATCAGGCCAAATGCAAGTGCGCTCTGTTGGGAACGCGCCAATAGTGCAAGTGCAACAGCAGCAGATTGACTACGTTGGACCGCGTGCAGAAGCTCAAGCAGCTGGGACTATGGCCCAGATCCTTGACCGCATGAGCGCCAGTGCGTTTGCAGACGCAGCAACCATGAGAAAAGAAGAGGGTCTACAGTTTGTGGCCAGCAACCCAATCAGCCAAGAGCAGGTTCAGCTGGCAAAAGATGGTGTTGTTACAGGTCTTGGTCTTGGTGGTGTTGGTACTCAAAATATATTTGAGCAAGCTGTGGCCAAGGCTCGCAGCTTTGAATTGTCTGGCCACTTTGAGATGGAAGGCCGCAACGAGCTGGCCAAGTTGCTGGCTGACGTTGAGGCAGGCAAAGCGTCATCCGAGCAAGTCAGTACAAAAATTAAGACGATGACGGATGGGTACTCAAAATCCCTGTCCAGTGTTGACGCTGAAGCTGGTATCAAGTTCCGCGCAACCATGGCCACCCATGGCAATACCGTCCTCAATGCTGCATACACTGCAGAGTTAAAGCGAGAGAAGGCTCAACGCATAGCCAAGTTTGATGCTGATTTTGATAATGGAACTCGGCTTCTTGAGGCCACAATATCTCAAGGTAACTTTGTAGATTCAACTGGACAAACCAGATCTGTAGATGAGCTTGCAGATATATTCCGTAAAAATGTAACAACCCAGTCAATGATATTGGGTGATGCTGCCCTTCAAAAAGAATACAGCACAAAATTTGAATTGGCACTGCGTAATGCAAAAGTTAACGCGGTGACCAAAGAGCTGACATCCGATGCCAACATGGCAGACCCAGAACAGACGCTGGCCAACATCAGAGCTGGCAGTGCTGGAAAGATGAGCCCGGTCCTACAGTCCATGATTGTCAATGACTTTGATTCTGTAGCCAAGGTGACCGCCAACTTTATGGTGGCCGTTAATACTCGCAAATCAATTGCAGACGAAAAACGTGCAGGACTAAAGCGGGAAGGTGAAGCCGCAGCCATCAATTTGCTTGAGCAGATCTTTCCTTTGCCTGACGGTAGCCCTAAGAAGAAACAACTTATTTCGCAACTTACAGCATTGCCAGAAGGATCTATCCCCATTGGCACACTCAAGGATCTATTGGCACCAAGCGGTGAAGGTAATGCAGCTGTTAACTTTAATTTGTTAAATGGTATTTATAACAATACCATCACACGGCCAGATCAGATCTGGGGTCTTGTCGGTAAAGGAATTACAGGCAAGCAAGCTATTGATGCCCTTAAACTTTTGAATACTGAAGATCGCCGAGACAGTGCAACTCTTGATCGTGGAATTTCGCAACTGGCAGGAGTTCCTGTTGTGCCCGGCAGCGTAGTAGTACTTGATCCTAAAGGTGAAGAGTTCAAACGCATATCAGAGTTAAAAGCAGAGGCATTGCAGATTCAGTCAGCTGCTGCAGCTGAAGGTAAAACATTGACACCACGACAGGTCTTAATTCAGATTGAAGACAACCTACTGAAGCGCCGAAACAGTGAAGACGCAAAGGCAGCTCAGAGACGTATTGATGAGTTTGCAAAGAATGCTGATGGTAGCTATAAGAATGGCCGTGACTGGATTACTGGCCCAGTTACACGCGACAACTTGCCAGCCCTGCGTCAAAAGGCAGGCAATGATGCTCAGAAGTTGCGAGACATTAATGAGTTAGAGAAACTCTTAAAACGTGCAGAAGGTAGGAATTAAAAATGGCTTACAGTTCTATTGAAGACAAGTACCTGTCGGCCTTGACTGCGGTCCAGTTCCCTGAGGAGCCGCCAGCCCCTGTGATGCCAGAACAGACCGGGGCCATGGGCACCATGCCGGGTGACATCCAGCTGGCCGAGGTTGGGTCGCGTAATTTGCCAGAACGTGCTTACACAGGATACAACCCTGACTCAATTAAAGCTGTTGAGCAATCTACATTTGAGAAGGCTTTGCAAAATTCCGGCATTGGCCTTGAGCAGGCTGGGCGTTTTTTGGATAGTCTTGGCCAAGTTGATGTGCCACTTCTTGGGACTATTAGCTTGTCAGATTTTGTGCCATTTGTTGGAACAGCAAAAGCTGGTTCACGTAGCGTACTTGGTGAGCCTGAATGGCAAGGTACTCCAATGGCATTGCAGCAAGCAGGCACTGGCCAATCATTAACTCGCGGCACTGGCTTTGCAAGACAAATGACAGAAGACGCATCACTTGCTGCAATGGATGCTGCATTTAATGTAATCCCTGTTGCAAAAGGAATTTTTAGTGCAGGCAAAGCATTGGCGCCAAAAGCTGGTGAGATGGCCGCTAACATTATGGAGAAAGGTGGAGTTCCGATCCGAGGATTAAACATTGTTGAGAATGGACCATTATTGCAACAAGGGCCAGTATTAAACAGACAAGAAAAAGCAATCATTAGCGCTGGTGCTGGCCGTAAAACGCAAGTTCGCCAAGAGGCTACAAACCTTGCAGAAAATTTAAAAACGAACTATTCAGAAGCAGATGGTTGGGCTCCAATTGAAATTAATAAAGTAGAGCAAAAATTTGATAAGGCAGGCAAGTACGTAAAAGTTGAAGTTGATCCAAAGGCTATATCCTACGATTTCCATACACCGCCAAAAGATGTCCCGGTTGAAGCATGGCAAGCCACAATGTCATCGCGTGTTTTAGATGAAGTACAAACCGTTGTTGACCGCGCAGCTGGTGGTGATAAAGCCGCTCTAGATATTTTGGCAGAAGCCAGCTGGTATCGAACCATGCGCGACAGACTGCGCACAGAGTTTGGTGGCCTTGGTGATGTGTTTGCGGATGTCTTGGGTACAACGTCAGCGCAGACAGATGTTCGCCAAAACTTTAAAAACGCCATTGCAGTTCTTACCAAATTTAGTCGAGGCGATTACGATCAAACACTAGCAGCCTATGAGTCAAGGGTTGCTAAAGGTCAGCCAGTAGACCCTGAAACTTTAATAGCTTTAGACAAATCTGGTGATTTTGATTTAATTAAAAGTGATGCCGGTAAATTGTTTAATACAAATAGCCCGGCGACCATGGGTGCTTTGATGGATATGTTCCGCTCAATCAAAGCTGGCGATTCACCCAAGACTCCTAACTTTACAGGCAATCTAATTGGCCTGACTAATGAGGCAACCATTGATGTCTGGGCGGCTAGGATGCTGCGACGATTGGCCGACTTGCCAAGGATCCCACCACCAGCAGAAAAAGGTGTGGGTGGCGCTCACTCTAAAGGTTCAACTTTATTTGATCCAAAAGTAAGTGGTGAGTTTGGTTTTGGCCAAGACGTATTCCGAGAAGCCGCAGACGAAATCAACAAGAGCGGCATTATCAAAAACATTGCTCCAGAAATTGGAGATCTTGGCCCAGATGACCTCCAAGCTGTTGCTTGGTTCATTGAAAAAGAAAAGTGGACAAACAACAATTGGACGACAAAGGCCGGTGAAGGCGGCTCGCTTGATTATGAAATGTCTCTTGCTGGTGCCGCAGATCAATCAAAAGTAAATGAATTACGCAAGGGCATCAACGCATCATTCAAGCCGCCTGTCAGACGTAAGGGTGAAACGGTTATGGGCGAGCAAGCTTATGAGTACCGAGTCAACCCGGTTCGAGAACAGGATCTTGCAAATAAAGAGGCTATGCGAAAAGAGTTGGTGGAATCAAAAGCGCCAGTTGATCGATACATGCTTGGCGTTTCTGGAGAACGTCCAAATCAATCAATGAGTAATTATGCTCAAGCTGAATTAGCCGCAGAGCTTGACGATGTTGTGCGCAATGATGTTAGTGTTGTGACGTACAACTTGGCCAACACTTATGGATCGTTTAAAGGTCAGACAGAACGCGCATTGAATGCAGAGTTTGTGGCTCGACAAAACTTTGATCCAGCTCCACTTGAGCGACGTATGGTTGAACAAGGTAAAGCCTATGATCAAGACGCTGTTTTTATTTCAAAGGTTGTTAAAGATAGCTTAAGTCAAAATGCAAGACCCGGCGTTGAAATCTATTTCAAACAAAAAATTACTCCAAATCAAATGGCGGCTGTTACCGAAAAGCTGCGTCAATATGGAGTTGATGGGTTTACTTATGTAACGGACATGCGGTTTAGTGATCGCATTAATGTCCAAGCTCGCGCTGGTGGAGCTGAAACCGCTGACTTAAATGGATTACGTTTTCAGTACATTCCTGAGTTTGACGATGCATTTAATGCTGTAGACCGCGCTTCAATAATGGCTGAAAAACAAAGCTTGTTTAGAAAAGTGGTGCGCGATATAATGAAAGAGGGTAACGTGTCGGATGCTCGTCTTGTGCATTACGATACAAAAGTCTATTTTAGGAGTGACTACGATGCTTACCTTGCAAGAACAGCTGGAGATGGAAATCAAGGAGAACGGAGAATCGGATCCTCTGGTACAAATGCTACGCAATCAGATCAAGGCGCAGGAGTCGGGCAAGACTTCTCAAGAGCTGTATCTGACAGGCTCCGTAAAAAAGCAGCCGGAAGCAAGTCTTCAAAAATAATTGGGGGCCCTAGCTCTCTAGTAAAAGGAGCTGAATGATGGCCATTGAACAGAAATCCCTTGACCAACGACTAGGCCAGATCCTGCCTAGTGCAGCTCCAGCAACACCACTTGAAGACATTGCATTGCAGCCCATGCCGGGCGCTGCAGAGGTGCCTGCAGAACCTGTAGTCACAGATGAGTCTGGCACTCCAAGCATGACTGGGGGTGTGCAGATCGCCGGGCCCGTAGACGCAGCACTCCGC